GGTCGTCCTGTGACTGTTGGCCTCAACAATACACGTATTGTTAATGAGGTCTCCGGCAATCTTGCCGCTCGTGATACTTATGGCTATCCACCAGTTATTACAACCAACAGTCTTCGCAACCGCGTCAACCTTCCGTACCAAACACCGAACAAGTTTATACTCACCAACACCCTTGGCAGTATCGCTATGAGTTTACCACCAATTGACTTGACTAATCAAGCTCAACTGTTAGTAGCTGTTGCTCCTAACGCTGGTACATCATCGCCAACCTACAATGTTCATTTTCAATTTGGTGACGGTTTTCGCTTGGGCCACTATCGCCCAGTTGTCTACAATCAATCAGGAACACAACGTGAAGGTACCGGATTTGCCTACAACAATTATCCAGGTATCTACACCAATCTCGCTTCCTGATCACTTCACATTTATTCTTGTCTTAGGCCTCTTGTCACTCCTGTTTGAATTGGCTGCTCTTAAAGTTCGCCATATCGCATGCTAGGTATTCACGGAAGGGCTGGAAGTGCTTCAACGCGCACCTGGGCCCGACTCTGTTTACAACTGGTGACAATTAACTTACAACCAGATCCCCTTAACCTCTTAGACTTATGTCTACAACACATTTGTTTATCTTTGTTTTAGTTTATTCGTTTAGACTAATACTTCGGAGAGTTACTGACTACTTCTATGGTAGCCGTAATTCGCAATCCAAGATGCATTCTTCAAAATAGAATGGTATTCTTAAGAATTTGCCGATGCTGAAAGCAAACAACATATGTTTGTTAGGCCCTATCGCCGCTGCAACCACTTTCTTGTCGAGAGTACGCATTTTAGATGCTACTAGATTCCGAACGACAAATCGGTCAACCTTTCAAGGCGTGGAATAATCTCCCCACTTGATCGCTAAATCCGGTTCCTGGACCCCAATGGTTCCAGTATGCACGTTACGCATAAAACGCACGAGACACATGTCTCCCTGTTCATTGATTCCTAGTTTTAGGTCTTATTTACTTATTTACGTTTTCGTTTATAATCATCC